ATTTTTTCGCTTTCAACATTATTCGATACACCTGTATTACTCTGTATTCCGACATTGCCCGAATTTTGTTCGACTTGAACAGCGTTCTTTGCATTATTCAACACATTGATAAACTGCAACATATCGCCACCTGTTTTCGTTACTCCGTTATCGTCATACAAATAAATTGAATATCCGCTTGTTTCGTTTTCTGCTTGTTTCATAAATTCGATAGCGCTATTTTGATTAGGAAGAATTGCTACCGCATTGCCTGTCGGTAAATACGAAACAATATTATTACCGTTTGAATTTTGATGTGTACCAAAATGACCGTATGTAATTCCGTTTCTTGTTCCGTACTCTCCGTTTTTTTGTTTTACCGTAAAGTCACTTTCGCTTAGCTCGTTAGAATAACCATTATCCCTTTCAATGACATATCCTATATTTTGTTCATTTTCGGTTATCGGAGCAAATGTTACGTTGTTATTTGGATTTTCAGTTATATTCAATGATGAATAATCGCCATTTTCTATATCTTGTACTTGCGCGTTTAAAACTTCGTTTGCACCATATACATTATTGTGTAGATTGGTGTTTTTCTTTATTCCCTCTCTTAAAACTTCTTTAAAATTTCTGACTACGGTTTGAAATTCTCTGTTTCCGTCAAGTACGCTGTTTCCTGTAAGAGTTTTATTTACAAGTTCGTCGGCAAGATTATCTGTTTCTTGTGATAAAACTGTGTAACTACGTCCGCTTTTCTCTGACATAGCTTGTACAAAGTCATTCGCATAGTTGCTTACATAGTTTCTGTCAAAAAGATTATCATTGTTCGACATAAACTTTGTATTTGCCTCTTGTATACCTGTTGTACTTTCAGAGACATTTAAGCCGACTTTATTCATTGCATTATGTACTTCCTCTGTAACTCGATTTACAGACGATTGTACGCCGTTTTCTTGCGTGCTTATATTAGGTAATGTATCTATTGCATTTAATGTATCTACACTGTTAATCTCACTCGTTGTATCGTTAATGGTTGAATTATCAGCGTTAATTTTGCTGTTTTGAGTGTTAATGTTGCTTATATCATTTACTTGCGCATTTAATGGTGCTGTTTCTTGAACTGTCTGCAAAGGCTCTATTTCCGATGTTTTCGGTACATTTTGTATCAAATTTTCAGTTTGTGGTGTTGCATTTACGTTATTAATGTTTGTAGCTTCATTTACCTCATTACCTGTTTCTACGGCATTCATTTTGTTTAAAGTATTTTCTGCTACTTTTCTATCATAATTTATAACTTTTTCGTCTGAAAGTATATCTCTATATACTTTTACTACTTTATTAAAGTATTCTTTCATTTCAGGCACGGTTGATTTTTTCCAATCAATTTGTTTGGGAAGCTCTGGCATTTCCACACCTGCCTCGTGTACTTTTTGTGATACCTCCTTATTAGCTTTGCTAAGAGCTTGTCTGACTTTATCGCCACATTCTCTTACGCTCTTTGCGTCAGTATGTAAAATGGTATCTACTACACCTGCGCCGCCCATTACAGCACCACCGACAGCGCCGCCAAGAAAACTCTCGCCCAAAGCAGGTAAATCTATAACACCCTCTTTGCCTACAAGTTTTCTTTGTTGTATTTTTCCGTTTTCATCAACATATCCTACTTTTGAAACGACGTCACCCATTCTTTCAAATAATGTTCCATACACTTCTTCCAAACCTTCACCGACATTAGCTTTCATATACTGTTTAAGAACTTTGCCGACATTCTTTTTTGTTGAACCTGTTGGACTTAACGCAAACATCATACTTTCAGGAGTGCCATCATACCCCATTTTTTCTGTAATTGTATTCACATAACCTGTGAACATTGCATTTTTATAAGCCGTATCTTTGTCATATCCATTTTTGACAAGGTCGTCATATTTTTGTTGCGCTGAATCAATACCCATAAGCAAAGTAGTAGAATTATCCAAAGGGTTTAAAAATTTAGCAGCCGAACCTATCGAAAGGGTGTTAGCTTTATTGATTGCGGCATTAGCAATTTTTGAGCCAATTCCTTTTTCAGCGACATTTGCTATATCAGGTGTGGCGTTTGCGACTTTACTTACAACTTGTCCTATCTTTGTACCACCTGCTACTTTCTTTGCTGCCGAACTTACGCCTTCTGTAACGTCTGGCAACCCCATAAGCCCAGCTGTTCCGTATGCCGCCAACATCTGCCCCATTGAGCCAAGCCCTTTCTCTGCAATAAAATGTGTAACAGGATTAGTATTATCAAATGCCTCATATGCTTTTACTTTTCTTAAATTGTCCATATAATCGCTATATGCGTCATTACCTGTGCTTTTTCTGTTAAAAAAGTCGTTTCCTAATTCGTCTGGATTTTCAGAATAATATTTATCTAACTCTTGAAGTTGTTCTGAGTAATCGCCTGCACCCATTTGTTGCACTTTAAACGGGAAACCGTCTTTTACATATGTTCTTCCTGCTCTTTTAGCAAAATCATACATTTCCCCAATAGGATAAGCAACAAACTGCCCCAATTCTTTTAAAACACTGTCTTTACCGTTTGAACTTGACATAAGCGATAGTTTCTTTAAACCGGCATAAGATTTCGCATTTTTTAGTTCGTTTTCTGATAGGTCCAATTTATCTATCATTTCGTCAAGTTGTTGTGCTTTTTTATATTTATTTTTTTCTTTATTACGTTTAAGAAAATTATCTATTGTCTTAACTGTTCGATATTTTAACGAAATACTCTTATTATCCGTTATCGGTATATCGACTTGTTGATTTAGATATTCTTCTTTTTCGTCTGAATCTGATTGTTCTTCGTTCGGGTTTGTTTTTAAATTATCAGTCCCTCTTTTGGCAATATTAATAGCACCATACTTGCCCGAAAAGTGCATAAGTTTGCCTCTATCCTCTGCGCTGTATGGCTTATGATAATCTTTTTCGTCACCGTCAACACCTGCAAAAATGCCGTGAACATATTTGTCGCCCACTTGCATACCTTTTTTATCAAGCGTTTCTAATTCTTCATTTGTAACATTTCCGTTTTTTTCATATGCCTCTTTCACTAAAGAGTTCATATAATTATCAACAGTACCTTTATCCAAAAAAGTTCCGTCAGGCATAATAGGCGTATAAGCCACATTCCAACCACTGTTATTTATATCCGTTCCGAATTTATCAGAACCGCCAAATACTGTATCAATACCGCCGATTTCAGGGTCATACCCCCAACTTTTCAACTCATTTTCATACTTCTTCTTTAATTCATCGTTCCAACGTATAAGAGGTCGCTTATTCATATTGACATTGCCGAATTTTGTTGGGAGTTCCTCTTTTTTGATTTGGTCTATTGTGTAATCGTAAAATCCCCAATCTTTTGCTTTTTGATATTCGTTTTGTAGTTCTTGAATTTTAGGTATATCATTAAAACTCGATTTGCCAGTTTCTTTGAATAAACCCTTGCCCTTTTCGATTTTCTTTGTGTTTTTTGTTTCTTCTTTTTGTTCAGAGGGTACACTTCTCGGTGTGTACCCTTGTTTTGTCAATTCATCACGAATTGATTGAACATTATTTTTAAAATCCTTATATGATGTTATTTTTCCCATACCTATACTCCTATTTTACTGTTGAGTTACTTCGTATATTTCATCGTCTGATATTCCTATAGACTTTAATAACGGTAATTTGTGGTTTTGTGCGATAGATGTGTCATTTAATACGTTGGCTATAAGCATTTTCTTTTGACCGCTCGGAATGCTCGGATTTACTTGATATTGTCCGGCTGAATTTTTTTGAAGTATATCCATGCCTGATGACGTTTGAGACCTTTTATTATTCTGTTTAACCCAATCTTTCAAAAATGAACTGTCCAAACCGCTCACCTGACCGGTTGAACTACCATTTGCTCCTACTGCACCACTCGTTTGATTATATTCATTAATTGCGTCGTTTGATTTAGCTGTATTTTCTGCAATATTATTTTTTGAGGTGTTATTTGCTTCTGCTATATTGTTACGAGAATTATTATTTGCCTCCGCTATGTTATTACGTGATTGGTTGTTTGCAACAGCCATTTCATTATTAGCGCTTGCGTCATTAACGCGAATTGTATTATCGGCTTGATTCGTATTAACACGAATTGTGTTATCAGCCTCAATACCTGGCATTCTTTCTTCGTGTTCGTAACCCATTTTTGCAAGGTCGGTGCTGTTTTTAATTTGTGCGTCAAACTGTCTTGCGTCCTCTGTTTGTGTATTCGGAACACCGTAATCGCCATCGTCATATTGACCGTATTTACTGTAGTTGTTCCAAATCTTTACCCCTCTTGCTACTCTTGCCGCTTGCGCTGTCTGCGTATCACCTCTTGCGATAGCTTGTTCGATTACCTTTTTATAGTCAATATCTTCTATCGGTTTGCCGTTTTCATCAAAGAATGGATTTGAAGAATATTGCATACTCTTAGGAATTTGACCTGTAACTTGTGCTGTTGTTGCGTCACGTGATACTTTACCGTTAAGTACAGTTTCATTTCTTTGTACTTCGTTATTCTTTGCTGTTTCGTCTCTGTTGAACGCATTGTCAATTTGAACACCCATATCGGATAGGATTTTTCGTGCCTGTTCAATTTTTTGCGTTGAATTATAGGCGTTTTGCACCTTTGCATTATACGCGTCTAATACATTCTGTTGTGCCTGTGAGTATAGCGCCGCTTGCTGTCGCATTGCGTTTGCGGCGCTGTAACTGTCAACATTACCGCCGTTTGAGGCTGTACCTAAAGCAAGCTGATTATTTCTTCCCTGTATAGCTGATAGATTATATTTACCAAGTATTGCTTTTGCCTCATCGGTAGAAAAAGGATTAGCTTTAACCAAGTTCATATAGTCGTTATAATCTTGTGTATTTGTTTTCATCAAGTCGTTATAATGGTCAAATAGATTACTTTGCTGTTGACCTACAAGGCTTGATGTGGTTTGACTTTTGCCTGTGTCTTGAACATAGTTTTTAAAAGCATTATCAAGCGTACTGTTATCCCAATAAGATACCCCATTTGAACCTACTGCCGACGGCTTGCCTATGTTTTTACCGCCTAAGCTAACCTCACCTGTCGTATCGTTATATTGAAGTGCATTATCTATATCGCTTTGACTTAAACCGTACTTTGAGCCTAAACCGTAAAAATATGGTCTAATCGCACTTTTACCGCTCTGTGCAAAGTAGTCATTAACATACTTCTTTGACGCGTCATATCCGCTGTTATAAAGCGTGTCAGCAAGCTTTGTGTCGCCATTTTCACGCATTTGTCCGTAATAGTTTTGTGCTTCGTTTGCTATTTGTGCCGTTTTCTTTGTATCGCCCTCTGCATTTGCATTAAGCCAATTACCTTTTAGCCGTAATATTGTATTTACGGCGTCTTGCGTATTATATGCCATTCGTTTTACCTCCTTATGCTATTCTTCTTGCACCGACATAGTCGCTACGTCCTGATAAATTACTGATTTTAACGACGTCACCTGTCTTTGGTGCTTGTATGTACTGTCCGTTACCTATGTAAATTCCGACGTGTCCAGGACTTGACGAACTACCTCCCGAACCTTTAAAGAATACAAGGTCGCCCTCTTGCAAGTTATTCTTGCTTACGGCTTGCCCTACATTTATTTGGTCGTATGTTGTTCGTGGTATATCAATACCGCTTGCTTTCGCCGCGAGTTGTACAAGACCGCTACAATCAACACCGCTTGACGAAGTACCGCCGTATACATACGGTGTTCCCAAATACTGCTTTGCCGCCGCAACAATCTGTCGTCCTTTGGAAGAACCGCCTGACGAAGTGTTTGAATTGTTCGCATAACTCAATCTGTTTAGATAACTTCTTGATGAATTACCTGATGAATTACTTGTATTTGAACCACTTACACCCTTAGCTGTGTTGTATAGCTGTCCCATAATAGAACTTACCTGTGTCGCCCAACTGCTATCTATTGCTCCGCCGTCTGTGTATGCGTACCCCATTCCTTTCGGATTGTTACCTGTACCTGCTGAATTAATCGACTTTGCACCATACCCATTGTAGTATGTTTTCATAAATTCGGTTGCAAATTGAGTAGCGCCTTGTGACATCTGACCGTATCTATGAGCATTACCCTCAGGATTAACATTTGTAGCACCGTAACCCCAAATATTATTGGTTTTCTTGGCTATGTTTGAAGTACCCCAACCGCTTTCCAAAGCACCGATACCGAGTATTGCCAAAGCGCTCATACCTGTTGTTTTTTGAGCATTGTATATACCCTCTGCGTCACTTGTTGATATGACTGAACTGCGATTAAAGTGCTTTTTAATGATTTCGGCTATTTGTGCTGTTGACAGTTTCGGAAGTTGCGTTGCTACGTCAAGACTTCCAAGCGACGAGCTGTCAAGATTTCCGTTAAAACCAACATTATCATCACCGTTTGAATTAATAGTACCACTGCTAAGAGCGGTACTATTTTCATTTTGAGTAGAACTTGATGAATTTGACATTGTGTTTGTTGGTTGAATACCTGTTGCTTGTGTTATCCATTCTCTAACCTTATCGCTTGTCGCACTGCTGTTCACAATCGGCTTATAATCAGCCATTTTATTTATAACCTGTCCGTCCCTTTTACTGATGAACGGATTAAAGGAATTTATGTTCGGTGCCGTTGTCGTGTTTTGCTTTCCGTACAATGTATCAATTTTGTTTTTTAATTGATTACTCTGTTGTTGTGAATCGAAATTAAAAAGGCTGTTTACCTTATTTCTTATTGTATCTGTCAAACCCATAGTCATTTACTCCTTATCAAATCTTGATTTTCATAAGTCCTGCAACAAATTTAACTGCACGATATACAACAACACATACCCACAATTTTGTATTGTTTAGGTTAAGGTGCGCGTCGTCTGCGCCTGATACAATACCGTTATCCAAACACCACTGTACAGGTTTATGAGCCCATTCTGGCATATTACTGTCAATGCAATCGTAAATCATTTCTGATTTATCAGCCTTTTTCTTGTCCAACTCATTAATTTTCCTCGTTAGTTCCTCGTACTGTGTCATCGTTAAATCCTCCTCATTTTTCACTGTTTCTTGTCCTGTAATTCCTTTAAAAATCGCCTTTGCAAACTCTGTCGCACCGATTTTCTTGTATTTATTTGCGTCCTCTGTATCTACAAAACACACTTCAACAAGCATAGCTTTCGCGTCACTGTGATGTACCACATACAGCTTAGAGCCGTCTTTAATACCTCTGTTTTTAAAACCCAATTCACTTATCGCCTTGCAAGTATTTGTTGCCTCATCAAACTTTTTGCCGCCGTAAGTCCACACCTCTGTACCTTGCCCACCGCCACTGTTAAAGTGTATTGATACAAACAAGTCAAGCGGCTGTGAATTTGCCATATCGACAATCTGTTTTAAATTTGAACTTACTGTCGGTGCGTAATCGTTTGTACAGTCATACACTGTATGTCCCGCTTTTTTTAATAAATCTTCAAGTGCATATCCGACGTTTCGTGCCTCTACGCTTTCGTCTATGTAGTCTACCGCGCCACAACCGACAGTACCGCTTACAGTGTGTCCGCAATTTATTCCTATTCGCATATTTCCTACACCTCTTTCAATTCAATATCTTCCATTACTGCTCGCGCCTCTAAAATTGCCAAATAGTCAGCCATTGCGTTTAGTTGTATGTTATATGTACTGCGTGGACACGTTGGGGAAAATTTTAGTTTTCCCCTGTCCCATTCCTCCAACATTTTCTTTAACCCTTTGAATCTATTGGCTAATTGATAATATTCTGCCTTGAAACGTTCCTTGTAATCTGCACTGTTCATCAGTGCAACAGTATCTTGTAAATTCATAGTTATTCCCCTTTCTTCCCCTCAAGTTCTGATGTCATTGTATCAAGCCACTTTTCGATACCATTTCGCAATTTGCTCGGTATTGGCAGACCGCATAAGCACATATTTTTCAGTATCGAAATGCTTTCATACATTATGTACAGCAAGCAGAAAAACTCACATATGCCCACTTGCGTAATGCCTATATATTTAAGCACTTCTTCCGGCACAAACGGTAGCATATTAAAGCCTATCAGCTTGTCCAAAATAGCCAAACCCACAACCGATACAATCATTGCAAATTTTCGTATTGCACCGTCTATGCCAAAGCAACTGTTGAACTTTTTTTCTTTGATTGCCCTTAGTAACCCTAAAACCGTATCTAACATAACTGCAACAAATACAGTTTTTATGAATAGGTTACACGCCAATGTAACCCAAAATATATTGATTGTTTCCCAAATGTTCATTATGTTTCCTCCTTAAATAGCTGTTCTTTCTGTATTGGTAAAATCCATTAAAATTTTGATTGTACCATCTTCATATTCTGCACCTGTTACAACTTTCTTAGTTACAATACAAATAGCACTGTGCCCCCTTGCTAATCTGTGTGATAAAATGTATTTTGTTTCATCATTGTATTGCAAGCTCAAGTAATCTTGGGCAGTTTCGCCCGATGTATCGTTTTTTATAAGGAACGGCTCATTTATGTACAATCCTGTTTCCGGTTTAATCAAACTACCTGGATAATTCGGATTTTCGCTAAGTGATATTTTCACAAGTTCAATATCGCCTGAATTTACTAACCCTTGTATAAGTAAAGAGAAATTATCTAACATAGTGCTATTTGATGTATCGTCTAATTTTTCTTGTACTTCTTGTGATAATTTTGCTTTTGTAACAGCCTCATCAGCTATATGAGCAGTATGTACCGAGCCATTTGACAATGTACCTGTATCACCTTTTTCACCCTTATCGCCTTTTTCGCCCTTTACGCCTGTATCACCTTTCAAGCCTTGCGGACCTTGTTCTCCTGTGTCGCCCTTAACACCTTGTATGCCTTGTGGTCCTCTTATCGTACCTTTGTATTGCCACTTTACGTCTTCACCGCTACCTGCTGTAGTAGACTGATAGATATAGCCATAATCGGTATTAAGGTACACATCACCCACTTTAACAAGAGGACATTCTGCATATGTATAGTTGATGTTTTCGGACGTACCGCTTAAAGCTGTGCCTGTATACCACAAGCTACCGTTCATATTTACATTTCCTTTGCCTGTGCCGACAAAAAACTCGTTTGTATCACTTGTGTATGCCGGCTCACCAAACGACAATGTTGGTAGTAACTTTCTCAGTCCACGTCTAAATTGAATTTTATTAGCCATTTTTTAACCCTCCATAATTTCTTTTTTCTCATTCTCTGTGATATATCCCGCTTTGATGAATATATCTAAATGTTTTTCTTTGTAAATACCCATTTGATAGTACTTCTTGATTAACGCTTTATTCACCGTCAACACCTGCTTTCAGTTCCGCAATCTGTAACATCAGCATTGCGTTGATTTCGTCTTGTGTCAGCTCACCGTTCATAATGGACTGAACATATTGTTTCATATCCGACATACTGTCAAATGTTTTTGACTGTATCTGTGACAGCTGTTCTGCCGTAGGCTGTTCAAATGTGATGTCTGTATGCTTAATTTTTGCAATTTCTGTGTCCATATCAAAATCACCGTCAGTTTCGGCGAATTTATCATTGACAATCCTGCGTTTTATACGCAATATATCCCTGTCGGTATGTATTCCGTACACTGTGCCGTCAATTTCAACGCCACGTTCATAGAATCGTGCTGTTCCGTTTTTACTATAAAATTTGTACATATTCGACCCCCTTAACTCCACGCAACCGTATTACCTTCAGCCACACAACCTTCGTCCAGTTGACCTATTGAGCTTGCACTTGTGACATTGCCCGTTACAACCGACGAAGCGTTAGCTTCGATAACGTACAGATTTTCTAATTTGTTTGTTGTCGCAGATAATAGAATCACATTATCACGACAAAATGCCTTGTTTGCATAAAGGATATTATATCCCTTAACTTCTGTACTATCTGTTGTTATAATATACAGATTTTTAATATAATTGTTTGCGAATGTTGCTTCTACACCCAAATCAAAAGCGCAGTCACCTTCTTTTACCTTTAATCCAAAGAATGTATTGTCATTGCAGATACTTCTCAATTTGACTGCTATACACTCGTTCAAATCTAACGAAATAAATACATTATTGGCTGTATTACCTGCCAGTGTAATATTACCGATATCACTACTATTGAAAATATTATGATTACAAAGACTGTTGTTACCACTGAAATATATGTTGCCTTTCGGCACGACACTGTCCTCAAAAACATTATGTGTGAATATTGATGACGATATCGCCATCAAATGCCCTGACTCTGAATTATCGGTAGTCCATATATTTGTAAATTTATTGTTATCTACAAAAACTTTTGTAAATTTCATACATGCACCTATATTGGTTTTTGTTTTTAAGCACCAACCGTCAATAACATTGTTTGTAAATTTTGAACCACTGCACATAATGATATTACCAACGGTACTATCATCTTGATTTACATCATATACTTCGCCTAATACACAATTATCAACGATTGCGTTACTATTGCCAAATAAAATCATAGGATTAACAGATGTTTGAGTACAGGTGGTGTTATCCTCTTGGAAATTTATATTTTTTAACTTCGCCATAATACCCAAGAAGAATATAACTTGACGTGCGGCAGGATTGGTATTTTTAAACGTAATTGAACTACAGTAAGTACCGTCTAATGTAACTCGTATACCTACATTTAATATAGCATTATAATGACCGAACCCCGAAACAAGCCCACTGTCCTGTGTGTTTTCGTTAGTCAGTACACAATCACCCATGATATATACTACCGTGCCTCGTGTGGCTCTCGACAACGCCGCCTGTATTTTTAATTCGTCGTGGTCGCCGTCACACACGACAAATATTTGGTTTTTTGTTTTCATCGACGCACCTGCCGCGGGGATTGGTGTATTGTCGTTTCCACCTACATATATTTCAGCCTCTGATTTGTCATCACTATATGCAATAGCTATTTCACCTTCCGAAAGTGTTAATCTATTTATATTGCTTTTCAAACCGTGCTTTGCTATAAATCTTGTTGCCATTCTATCAATCCTCCTTTCCTTAATACGTTCCACAATCAATGACCGATGTTACTTGTGCAGACAGTTCAAGTGGGTTAAAATCACCGCAATCAAAACTGTTTTCGGGTTCACTGTCAAAGTTACCGCCGTCAAGCTCTGTTCCTAACTGTTCCATACCGAATACACCACCGTCGTATGATGTAATACCGATTGCTGTGTACAGATTTTGAAGTTCGTTTGTATATGCATATACTATTTCTTCGACAAAAGCCTTAAAATCAATATAGTCAAAGTATTTATCAAGGTCTTTCACCTTGTCCCATATTGCTACTCTATCTTCTGTAATAGTATCAAGTACATTCTTGTTACTGTGCTTGTGAGCCAGTATTTGCAGTGTATTCACCACATTTTCAAGCATTTCCCTTGCGTTTATTTCATCATCAAGTTTTGCGTTTGTATCGTCAATCTTGCCGTTTAACACGCTATCCATATCTTCAAGAGATTTTTGTATAATCTCAATTTCAGATTTGGTTATGTACTCTTTATCATTAACAAGTTGCGATACAAGTGTAGGAACACTTAAAGCAAGCCTTAAACTCTCTTTTGAAATATCTTTTTTGAGTGATATTCCTGCTATTTGAGTTATTTTCAGAACATATTTATTAAGCAAGTCAGGTGTTTCAGAGCCGAAGTCTGTCTTTTGATAACATACATTACCCTTCATTTAATCACCCCCATTAATTTAAACGCACCCTTACACATAGATTACAAGGCTTTGTGTCCTTGTTTTCAAACTTCAACGCCGATACAGTCTTATTTACAACATAGTTTTCTTTGACTTCCGACCATAGTTCAGTCTCGCGTGGTTTTCTTGACATAGTTGCATATAAAGCAACGTCGTCACCGTCACATTGCCACCCTATATCGTTCACGCCTCTCTTATTTGCCGATACAACAGGCATTTTAAGATATATTATCTTTCCCGCTCCGACTGTATCTTCATATACATAATCGAAGCCGGTTGTCATTCGTTCGAATTCTTCCATTTCTTCTGCGTTTGTTGGTTTGTTATACATTATTATTTATCCCCCTTTTGAACTCAACGTGTGCCATACCACTTGCATAGTCGATAGTAAAGCTGTGCAGACTGTCCATAGGCAAGTCAACAACTCTGCCGGTTGTACAATCTTCGCTTTCATATTCAATTTTTATATCTTTAAGATTTTGTTCTTCAACAATCATTCTCTTTACATTTTGACATATCTCTATATCTATCGAGAATAACCAAGCTGTTGGTACTCTGTTTATAAACAACAGTGTTTCGTTTGGGTTTTTACACGTCACTGCGACGTTATCACCTATTCTAAATAACATATATTTTCCTCCTTAACTTGTACTTGTCGGTAAACCTATTACCGTACATTTCGAAAAATCCCAAGTGCCTTTGGGGTATGTCTTACTTCCAGTCGAACCTATAAAAGACGTTCCTACAGCTTTTATAGCAATACCAACACCCGTATCGTAAATCTGAAAAACTTCTTGTCCTTTGCCATTCGATACTCGCTTCAATGTCAAATCACCATAATTACCACTTGAATTACCAATAGTCACATACGCCCTTTTATCCTCATTATAAAATTTCGCTCCAACTATATCTGTACCTGTTATCGTTCCCTCTGTTATAAGGTCACCGCTCACCTTTACGCAACCGTTCAATATAAATCCGCCTGATATTTGAGTGAATGCAGAATTAATGCCGTTTTTTTCGTCATACTCTAACCAATCTTGTAAAATATCATTGAAATAATAATATTTGCTGTTATACTTGTAGAGTTTTTCTTTATCCAACGTTTTATCACTTGCGGACGGTTTTTCTTTTACCGTAATAGCCTCTGATGTATCCATTTTTTCGAATGCAAGTGATTCAATCTTTTCCGCTGTTTGATTAAATTGTGTTTCCACACCTTTCTTTAGCTTTGAAACCCTTGTAGATATTCCGTCGGCAGTCATAGTGAACGTTGAAGATAATGTTTCTACTGAATTATCCGTGTATTCTTGACTTGATACTACTGACATTTCAATAGCTTGTGCCGTTTGCGATACAGTTGAATATTGACTTAGATTGTTTTCTAAGTCCTCATACGATACTTTGCTTTCTATCTTTTCAGCCGTTACACTGAATTGAGTATCATAGCCGTTTAATTTCTTTCGCAAAGTGGTTGCGAGGTTGCTTTCGTCTATGTTGTCTAAAGCGTCCTCTAATGTCCTTTTCAGCTTAACGTAATTGTCGTTTAATTCCGATACCGTTTCTCTAAGCTGTTTGTAATTCATATTGTTAATATCATCTTGATGATACAAATAACTCACCTCCCGGAGTAATACCGAGTTCCATTTCATAGAAACGTACATAGCCGTGTCCTTCAAAATGTAACTTGTAGCCATAATTAGCGGTCATTCGCGGTTTTAAGCGTATTGCTTGCATACCTTTCCGACCGTTACTGTCATATAGCAACTGCGATGTTTCAGGGTTAAATTCTTCATTGTCGTACAGTGCATACACCTTGAAACGCCCCTCAATATACGCAAGCATTTGAAATTTTACTATATGTTTGATATTTACTGTCTGATATGTGCTTGAAGATGATGATGTCAGTATGGTTGATAAGTCTGTTTCACAGCTCCAATAGTCCGTATATTTGTTCGTATCCATTTTGTATACAACACCGTCTTTGCATAACATATACATACCGTTTTTGTTATGTGCAAAGCCTAATACTTCACTATTAATCACTTGTTGCGACCATTGACCGACCATTGTGTCATACACAAACAGATACATTTCGCCTTGTCTGTCTGTACAATACAAGTAATAGTTTCTTCCGTCACTACCCGAAACGGCACTTTTGAACTCGTCAATTCCAAGATTATAGCCAATCTCACGCGGTTGTGAGCCTGTATACACCTTGATTTCATCATCTGACGCAAATATCAGTTTGCCGTTTACCTCTTGTATGCTCCTGTTGTCAATAGACCCCTCCGCATACACGTCAACCAATCTGAACGGATTTTTACTGTTGTATATTTCGTGCATAAAGTCACGTTTAAAGCAAACAACGTGGTTGTCATACACTGTTATACCTGTAAAGTTACCGCCTGCTTTTGTGTTGGTTTGTGAGGCACTGCTCCACGCATTGCTTTCGTTACTTTCAGCTACGGTGTCTAAGTTCCAATTCGTATAGTCGTTATAGCCTGAAACGTGTACTCTATCCTCATCAACTCCGAAAAGTCGTGATAAATGCACTACCGCATACTTTAGATTAGGGAACGACGGCGAAACAGTTATTCCAAACCCACTTTTTCCGTCACCTATATCGCTACAAAATTGATAGGTTTTATTATTGTAAGTGTTAAGCCAATAGCAACTCTTATTGCTCCCCTCAGGCGGTGCATAGTTTTCGGTAAATTCATAATACTTTGATACTTTCTTGCCGTTTTCAAGATTTTTAATCAATTCGTATTTGTATTTATCGGTGCTATCCTTATCGGTGTTTTCGGTTCTTTTGTAATATGCTTTTGCCGTAACTTCTTTGTCGCTTATCTTTTCGTAATAATCGGTTATATTCGTACCGTATGCAATATCAGTTACTTCCTCATACTCATACGGTATTATCGTACCGTTATCATCAGCTTTTCTTACGTATAGTTTGGTTTGAACCGTACCTGTGCTATCAGAAACCTTTTCATAATAACTTGATATATTATCGCCTGTTTTCAGATTGCGAACTTTCACATATGTATAAGGGAACGAAGTGCCTGTTCGCTCGTAAAATGTTACATTTGTATTTGTTCCCAATGGTGCAGGCTCTCTTTGATATAAACCTTTTCCTTTTAACTTATCACCTTGCTGTAACCAAGTGGCAACGGTGTATGTATACGGTGAGTATTCGCCTTGCCTTTCGTAGTAATACACATCACCACCGTCATATGTTGTTTCATTCGTATCTTCTATCGGCACATAACCGTCACGGAACACCTTATATTCCGTCTTTTTGTAACCGTCATTATACGTTTGTTTACTTGACTTTCTGTAACCGTCATTGTAATACTCGTCTTTCGTCTGAGTATATCCGTCATTGTAGTATTTTTTTTTTTCAACGTCCAAATTGCTTGTTTTAAAGTAGTTCACGCCACCTGTCAAAGTAAATCTGCCTATCGCCCCATTCCAAACATAGTAAGTTTTTTTGCCACTACTTTCTTTTTGACAATACATAACATCAATATCGGCATTGCCGTCCTTAACTGCCTGTTTGTCAAATGTAGTAGGGTCTTTGTCTGTATCTACAATCTTCATAAACATAGATACTTTGTCAGGAAACAGTATCAATTTCTTTACATATGTGCCGCCAAGTACATCAACGGCATTTTCATATACATTGAATTGCACCATACTACGCTGTATCGCGTCAGTTTCTTCTGTCACGCCTTTTTTTATTAGACCTGTATATACTTTTGTGATTTGTCCTTTACTGTTTTTCTTGTCGCTCAAAACGAGATAATCAAGTTTTAATTCTGTATCGTCACGATAGATAACAACAAGGAAATCATCAAAACTGAATAGCGATATAGGGTGTTTGTATTCAAGTCCCATATCGGACAATATGTCTACCCTGCTTTGCGACGGTGTTAAATAAGGTGCCTCGGCTGTAGAAATGTTGCATTCCATAGACAAAGCACCTGTATCTATAACTTGCCGTCTGTTTAAACCGCTCCAATTCAGCTTGGAAAGGCTATATTGCTTTAGTGCCTGTGGTAATGGTACTTGTCCGAATTGTAATTCGTTTTGTTTCTTTGCCATATAACCTCTCCTTTACTGTCCGAATTGTTGGGCTTTATCAGATAGCCATTGTTTGAAATTTTCAAGTAAAATATTGTAATTGTTGAGCCAATTTGACGCAGGACCGTACTCATTTTCAAGTGAGTACGCCTCGCCTCTCAACTTTGACTTTACCAATTCGATAAATTCTATCGGTATCATCACGTTACCGTCTTGTATTTCGTCATTTTCATTTACTTTTATCATTTTAGGCTTGATATGATAGATTAATTTAATAAAATTAGGTGCTTTTTGCATTTTAACAGCTAAATTATCACCTTTTTTATAAAAACAATCAGGAAATATGAAACCGCTCGTTATACTCGTCTTTATTAATTGTGTTGTATCTGCATACACCGCATATATATCTTCAAACCGTATCGGTGCTTCATTATCCGAAACATCAAGGTTTGCAAGCTGTATAACATCCTCTTGCGGTTCAGTAATTATCAAGTCGTTCTGTTCTTTTATAATCGCACTGTATAACAGCCATTGCAGGCTGTTCAGCCACGTTGCATACGTCGAATTTGTGATAGGAAGTGCGACGTCCACTTCACTCTGTAATTCTGCTATTAACGCTTTTGCAGATATTCCACTGTCAAACACTTCTCTACCACCTCATTCGTCGTACACGTCTGTTATGTGCGTGATTTTTCCAATAATGCACATAGGCATTTCTTGATTTTCGTGTAAATTCCTGTTTGAATATACCTTGTTGGTCGTAACCACAAAGGTATAAGATATTGTCCACGATTGCCGGAGTATAAAGCGGTAATACAACGTTTTCGTCCGATAAATCGTGTACTGGTGTAAAATGCACACCCTCTTTGAATAGTAAGTCGGGATATAATGCTTCAAGTTCTGCAACGGTGTCGTTAAAGAAATTAAAGAACCGTCGCTGTTCAAGAGGTACTTTAAGACTTACTTTTTCATATATTTCTTTAAGTGTTACTTCTGCTTGTTCCAATCTATCACCGCATTTCAGAAAAAATATTTCAGCAAGTGCCTAAAATAACGGCAAAAATACGGCAAGGCAACATATAATTACCTTGCCGTAAAGATTAAATACAGTTGTAAATTCTGATTAGACCGCCCGGATTTGAGCAGATAAGGTCACCGTAGTTTGCAAGCAACGCTCTGTAAACTGATGAATTTTCCTTTAGGTTGAAAATACCGCCGCCTTGTAGGTCAGCAAATTTCCATTCCTGTGTATGTAATTCAAGTGCTGATGTATCAACACCCCAAATTTCATCATCCGGCACGAACATTTCGTTGACAACATCAACCTGTCTGTTGCCGAAAGCAAACTGAATTGATTTGAAACCGCCCTGTAATGTGTTCTGTTCAACTCTGATGTTGTTTACTCTTAGATATTCTGTGTAGTGGTCGTACGCTTCGTCACCGCACAACAACATATCAACCTTTGAGTTCTTGTCCTTTTCGGCACGTCTTAGAGCCTTTGTAATAATGCTGTCCTCAACATTATCATTTGCGTCAATAACAATAGGCTTGATAATCGGATTGTCTGCCTTGCTTACGCCGTAAATTGTAGGAACTTCATCGTCGAAGATAGCACCAAGACCTGTGATTTCACGGTTAAATGAGTTCTGCACCGTCATAAAGCCATCAACAAGTGCTGTTGTAGGTGCTTTGTCAAGGATAATCTCATAGTTACCGTTGCTGTTCTTTGTACGGTTAATTGCCTTAATTCGTAGCTGTTTAGCAACCACGTCGTTCGGTGTTGTAGCCGAGGTCGGATAAAAGTCTACAATCAAACCTTCCTTGACATACTTAATGTCAGTTACTTCAACTTTCGTTGTCGGAGTTGTCTGTTTAACAACCTTTGTTAATGCACCTGTACCATTGCCGAATAGTGAACGTCCGACATTCCATTTTGCTGTTTCGTACGCCGCCTTAACTTCTGTGTCAAGCGCGTTTGCCATAGAGCCGTCCTTGCCTGTAAGTTGTACAGCTTTGATTGACAATTCAACGTTTGTATACATATCTTTTGCGTATGTTCTGAAACGCTTGAACATAACGTTACCTGCTTCAGGTGTCGCAAGTCCTTCTTCGCCGTAGCCAAAACCGCCTGATAGACCGATTGGAGCTGACGCAACAATCTCATTTGCTACCAATGGCTTTTTCTTGATTTTTGATAGTAGTGGTGTAGGCTCGATACCGAGTAGGTTATTCCATACCGGTAAGTAGTTAGATTTTAGAGCCTCTTCAATAGTTTTTAAGTTTTGTTCTCTTCCCATTTAAAAATTCTCCCTCTTTTGTCATTTGTGGGTACGTTATCTCTCTCTGAACATATTTCGTGTTCTTTTGGAGGCGTCGTCCCAAGTTGTTGGTTTTTCTTTTATTGTTAATGCCGCGTTTACAGCGCCGTTTGACGCTGACATTGCAGGCACTTGCTGACTTTGTTTAATGTCGTCCAGTCTCTTTTTTTCAATCATTTGTTGAAATTCAGGATTGCTGTCGTAGTATTTCATTAATTCTTCTGCTGTTGGGTCTGACGGTGGCGGTGTATTCGCAGAATTTACGCCGTTTGCAATCATATACGCCGTCAAATACTTTTCGTCCATAGGTATGTCGTCGTTGGCTAACCACTTGTTATGTTCAATTATGTAGTCCAGCTGTGGCAACATATCGTTAATACCTTTCAGTTCATCAACACCTTTGAACGCCTCAAGCATTTCTCTCTTTTCTTTCTCACGCATACCGTCCTTTGCGTATTGCAATGCCGGCTCAACATCTTTCATTACTTGTTGTGTGACGTACTTTTGCATTGCATTTGCATAGTCCTGTTGCATTTTCTGAACAGTTGCATCGTCCTCGAACGCTAAACGATTAACGTCCAACATAGGCATTTGCGTTGCGTCCTCTATAATCGCTTGCTCACGTTGTTGTGATTGTTGCGTTATAGTCTGTTGCAATTCGTTATTTGTCTGTCTTAGCTGTTCATTTTCTGCCATAATGCGTTGGTATTCCTGTTCACGTTCAGCCGCCGCTTGTGCCGCCGCCTGTGCTACATTTGCCGCCTCGTCAACCACATTATTTTCCTGTGCTGGTTGTTCCTGTGCTGGTTGTTCTTGTGCTTGTGGTTCTTGCGCTTGTGGTTCTTGCGCTTGTCCCTCTTGTTGCGGTTCTTGTGGGGTATCTTGTGGGGTATTTTCTTCACCCAATACCTCTTGACCGTCGAACATATCTTCGGTCGCTCGTCTTGCGTCGTAGAAATTATCCATTATGTATAGTCCTCCTATCTTTGTCCTTGTTGTGCTAACATTGCCAACATATTCTGTTGTTGGTCTTGTGTCTGTGCCTGTTTATGTAGTCTGATATGGTCCTCTAATGCTTTTGCATACTCAGGCTTTTTCAGTTTTAACAGCTGAAAATCCAACTGCAAGATATACCGCAGGTGTTCGTCTATGTGTATATCGTGGTCGTCAAACTCTGATACTCTTGGTACTGCACCTTGCTCAAAAAATACATTTTCACGTTGTGCCGCCTGTATTTGCAGTGCATTGATGTTCATTATTTCGGTGTAATTGCCTATTTTCATAAACTCCAGCGCCCTCTGCTTTACACGCTCCGGTATCTGACCGTTTGCGTCGGTAAACAGTCCCATTTTGTATGCGTCAAAGAAACGCTCCTTTTGCACTTCTTCCGACATCAGTAGTTCGTTTTCAGTGACGTATTCAACGTCATAGCTGTTAATATCGTCGCTATTCCAAATAATCGCATTACCAATACGGTTTTTACCTGTACAGTTCAGTACACGTCGTGTATTTGCGTATTTTTTGTAGATTTCAAGCCACATCACCGCCAAATTTTTGATACTATTTCGGATATGGTCGCCTGTCAGCGATAGACGTGTATTGTCTATGTCAACAAGGTTCTGTATAGCTGTACCTGACGTTACGCCTGCAGGAGTTGCACCGTTCATCATCAGCTGTGATACACCTGCTACATATTCCATATCGCTTTTCAAGTTGTATCGTTCTGTCATAATCTCTGACGGCAAATTGCCATTCGGAATAGGTGTCGGTGGGTTTGTTCCCTGTCTGTATACCAACATTGCACCCGGTGCCGCACCGTTTTGTTCAAATTCTTCGATGTCAATACTGCCTTCTTCGGTGTAGAAACCCTGTATTGCAATGCGTTTGATGTATTCGTGTATTCGGTTCAGACAGCCGTTATACGCCCTCTGACGCGGTATCAAATCTTCAATTATTGACTTTCCAAAAAACTGTCCTGCCGATTCGCGACACATCATTTGCGTTAATGGTATACGTGAATACGGTAGCGGACCGTAGTAAACCAAATGTTCGTCACCGACAATGATTATCATTCTTCCGTCCGGTCTATGTTTTGTCGGACGTTCAAAGTATGTAATCACTTTTGCCGCACCATCTACCGAACGTGTACCTAATGTTGTGACGGTATTCTCGTAACCGAAACCGCCTCCGGCAACAACGGGTGTCAATTCAAACGTTTCAACCGTTGCACCCTCAACTTTGATACCGTATAGGTCGTATATTTCCTCTTTGGTCTTTACCTGCTCCAAAATGATTGAACGCTGTGCCTCTACGCCTTCTTTGAAAATGCTTTCGGGGAACACCTCATACGGTGTTATCAGTCCGTACTCCAAATCACCTTGATAAAACGCTTGTTCAAACTTTTGTTCATTGCCTTCATCATCAACCGTAACGACTTTTTCGGTGGCGTATTTCTCGCCCTTGTCCTTATCCCACCACGATAGCCAAAAACAGTTACCGCACAATTCATTCCACTGTATTGCGGTATTTTTCTTGGTGTCAAAATCGCTTGAAGTCTGCAAATACTGCAATATCGTTGTAGATGTTTCAGCTTTCGCGTAGTCCTCCAACTCATTTGTACGTGGATTGACTTTCATTCTGTAGTTAATCTTTTTCAGATTGGCTATTCTCGTATCTATTAACGGTGCAATCTGATTAAACGTTTCGCGTTCCAACCAATCGTATACAGGCTCCAACTGTTCGATTTCGCGACTGTACGGATTAAAATCACAATACTGATTACCGACTAAAAAATTAGCGTTTAAATGCCATTGTGTTTCCAATGCTGAACGCGCTGAACGGCGTTTCTCTAATTCTTCGTGAATATTTGCGATAATATCTTCCTTGTACAGTTGGTTTCCGTCGTCGTCGGTGTCAATTACTCTGTCAACTTCTTCATCGTCTGCACTTTCGCTGTCAGGTGGTGAAAACATACTCTTTACGCTCGCTTTTATGCCCTGCAATACGGGTGAATATCTCAAATTCATTATTCATCACCCACCTTTGCGTCGTTCTTACGCCACCTATTCAAAACGGCTTTATGCCTGCTGATAGGTTGCTTCGGCTCATCGGCTTTGATGTTGTTGTATTCGGTCATATTTCTGCACATCAACCTGTTATACAGGTCTTTGCGTTCGATATGTTGCACTATTGTCATTCCTACTATGGTTAGTGTCTGAATAGCTATAACGCATAGTAGAAACCCTGTTACATTCATAGCCATTCCCCCTTAATCAGCCTGTAAAATGCTTTCAATCAACGTTTCTTTGTCGGCGTTTGCGTTGATACCCATTTCCTTTGCGATTTTTTTCAAATCGTTGTACTTAACACCGTCCAAATACTCCTTTGTGTACGGAATAGGGTATTCTTCTGCGTTGTTATCCTCTGTTTCCGCTGTTTCTTCCACGTTTTTAGCTGTTTTCTCTATTCCACCGTGGAAAAATAGTGGTGGCGGTGGTACTGATACCGTCTTTTTCTCTGCTGACGGGTCGTATTCTGCAACAGCTTTAACCGCTTTTTTCAAACATTCCTCGCAAATTATGACGCTGTTACCGAATTCATTTGTGTTTGTCAGTGAATATGTATCGGTATTCTTACACCCTCTGACTTCACATTTTCTCTTTATTCTCTTGATTTTCATAATTAGAAATAGCTCCTCCTTTTTTCTAATCTGCCTTTTAATGCTTTCTCTCTGTACTTTTGTACCGCCGTCTTTTCCTCTTTTGGCGGTTTTGACGGTGATGTGAATTGCAATACGAAATATCGCAACGCGTCAGGTAAATGTGTTATATCGTGCGGTTCTGTCGCACAATCCGTTGGATGTTTGGTATCACGTTGCAATGATGTTAAACAGTCGATTAATTCAATACAATTATCGAATATCATCAATCGGCTACTGCCGTTTTTGACCTGTAATAAATCTTTGACCGCCAACCAACCTGCCTCACGGTTATTTGAACTTTTCAACAGTGGCAAACCGCCCTCACGGAACAAATCCGCCTTTGTCTTACCGCTTTCTTGTGTCCTGCCCCACATATCGGGTGGGGCGGCGGTGTATTCTATTCGTTCGTCAGTCGGCGTCAGATTGACTATTTCCCCTGCACCGACTGAAATAACCTTATTGCTTTCAGCGTACTCGCGGTAAACATAGTAGTTACCGTGTTCGTCAATAGCCACCCATACACACGCCAAACAATCCAAACCGTAGTCCATACCACGATATTTACGCCAATGTTCGGGTATCTGAAACGGTTCAACGATATGTATTGACCTATCAAATTCGTTGAAATACCGCCCTTCGAGCAAGTCCCAACTGCCGTCACGCCACGCCTCTCGCAGTCCGTCGGGCAGGTTATTTAGCATATCGACATAGCCTGTATCTGTTTCCAATAACACCGCATTATCAAACACTGTCGCAGGAATAAACATATAATCGTTAGGATTTTCTGCATTCCTGTATTTTCGTGATACAAACAGACGTTTTACCCATTCGTGACCGACACCGCCGGGGTTACACGTCAGATACATACGTTTAGGAAACGAATTAGCACCTCTGATACACGCCGTCAATGTTGAATACTGATATTCGGTGAATTGCGTAGCCTCGTCCATAAAAATGACGTCGTATTCGATACCCTGATACTGATTGACATCGCTCTCGCTGTCGCAATATCCCATTTCCAACAGTGAACCGTTATTGAAATAGAAACATTTTTCCTGTTTGCTGTATCTCGCAACGCCTTTCAACAACGGTTCCAGTTCGCGAACGTGGTTACGCTCTAAATCCCTGTATGTCCGTCGCAGGAATAACATTTTTATACCTGCATATCTGATAGCCAATAGTACCGCTTTCATTCTGACCGCCCACGACTTCCCACCGCCTCTTGCTCCGCCGTACATAATCATTCGGTTATGTGCGGTGAAAAACTGTTCCTGTTTCGGATTTGTGCGTGATAGGTCTAATTTCAGACTATTCTGCATATTTCATCACGTCCTGTGGCATTTTAATTTCAATCGTCGTGTTTTCGGTTGATTGTCCCTGAGCTAATGCACGTTTATCGTATAATGTACCGATTGCTGTGCTGATTTCACTTAGCTTGTGCAGCTCTATTGACCTTATCTTGGCTAACAGTTCTTTTTTTTGTGTTGCCGTCATTTCATCATCTTTTGCTACATCATCTAATAATCTGTCTAATTCCTGTTGGTGCTTTAGTGCCGTTTCCATACGCCTGTTAATCAGCTCCGCACCATTTTCGATGGCTTTGCTTGCTGTTTCGATGAAACCTTTTTTTACTTCTCGACGGTACTCTGCATACTCGTCTTTGTCGGGTGGGTGTTGTCGCCACCAAGTCTTTAACGTTGATACTGGGATATTTAATTTTTGCGATACCATTTCCCAATTACCGCACACACCGTATTCAGCAAATGCCATTTCACGGTCTGCGTCTGTATATTTACGTTGTTTCCTAATGACCTACACCCCCTCTTTGAATTTTTAATATTTCCGTCCCCTCCGACATATAGCGAAATATTCACCCACTGTTATCATCAACAGTCCTACCTACTAAGACAATTAAAACACTTCTATCCCCCACACTATTTTCCGATTTTAATTTTTTTATATTTTTTTCGTTGAGTTTCGACGAGTAGTCGAGATAATAAAAAAAGACAGCCATTTTTTATAATGACTGTCTTTTTCGGCGTTATATTATATTTTTTATTTCTTGCCTGAAACGTTTATAAAATTCCCGTTTCAAGTTGAATAATCGTTTCGGGTGCAATCCGTATTGCATTTGTATGTAGACGTGATTGACGGAGCTGTCTGTCAGAAATTTATATAGTGCCTGATAATCCTCTCCTGCGACTTCAAGACACATATTCAGCACTGCCTTATCTTGCTCCGGCAGTCGTTTAGCATTAACACACAGGAAATATATCAATCCTTGCGTGTTGTAGTTTATTCCTAACCTATCTAATGTTCTTGAAAATCTAAACTCCGTCAATCTCCTGTCCTCCTATTTGCTATACAATATCCTTCCGTCGTAATAGAATGTCATACCGCATTCTTTTCTTACGACCTCTTTAACCTCTTTCAGCTTACCGTCCTGCATACCCATTAAAACATCCTTTATTGCCTGTCCTAATTCTGTTATACGTTTCTTCTTCCATTTCAACATTGAATAGAACGTATACAGGATTATAGGTGCATTGTTTTTCATTGCACACGTAACCATTTTAATGCGGTCTTGCTCGGCAGTGCTTGTCTTGATTTTTAGTGGGTCAAAATCGTTCATCAGTTTTTCATAATCAAAATCGCACTCATCTTTTAATTCCTCTGCGAGTTTATCAATATCGCGTTCACGGTTATACACAACCCCAATATATCGAATAACTCCCTCTATGTATTGACACACGCGTTTTTGACCCCATTTACATTTTATACGCAGATACCACGCACCTACTACCACAAGATTGACAACACCCTCTGTTGTAACTTCGTTTTCAACAATCTTGTACGACTGCAATGCTTTCTTTCTATTGAATTTCTTAATACCGCGTTTCTTTGCAATTTCATCAAAATTTTTTAATATTCTTTCTTCTTCGGCGTTTTTTATCACCTGCCTTACAGCTCTGCGTTTTTGTTTTAGTTTCTTCGCTGTTTTATCCATATCAACACCTCACCAAATTCGCCCTAACCACGTCAGGGTTTCTGTCCACAATCTTTGCTATTTCAAAATATGATAGACCATTATCTCTTAATCTTTTCATTGTATCTAATTCTTTGTTGGTTACTCGTGTCTTTTTCTTGTTTTCAGAATTGCTTGCTTTATCCGGTACATATTCCGGACACTTTTCAATCCTATACGAATCGTACGTCTTGCGGTGTACCTTTTTAGCAGTCCAACCCTCCACAGGCTGAAAGCAACTGCTCCACGAACAATCGCCGCAAGCTTTCTGACACGCCCAACATAATTGTTCTGTCGACATTTGTTTTCCCTCCTTATCGGCTTATTGCATCGTTTCATCTAACCTTTGTTGATACTCCGTAAAATACCACGTCAGTTCATCTTTGAACACATTGATAGCCTCTTTCACTTTGTCTCTGGTCGAGAAGTGAATCTCACCAAAGCTTACAGGACGATGATAACTATATGCGTAAAGTCCTGCATCATTTCCTGCATCATCTTTTTTGTAGTCATAACCGATAGTGAATATCAGTTGCATAAGATCTCTCTTATTTACAGGTTCATCGTTCAGCGCTTGCCACTGACGTAGTTTACGCAACAACCTATCAGCTTTTGCGTTGTTTTCTGCTATTTTTTCGTCACTGTAATAGTTTCCATCAAAATACGCAGCCTTATCCGTTATAAGCCCCACATCACATGTATCATCTACACCACCAAGCACATTAACGGAATAGTATTCATCTCTATACTCAACTCGTTCATAACCCGTCTTTTTTTTAGCAATCAAACCTAACTCTTTCGCTTGTTCTTCGGTAATTTCGGTTTTAATCGTCTTACCGTTTGCACTAATTGTTGCTTTCATATTAATTATCCTCCTTTATATAGCTTCATAGCTTTTCGTTCTAATCACTTTTTCAACATATTTAACTTTATACGGCTGGTTAAAAAACTCGTTTTCTTGACACTCCGTCAGACCCATCAACCAATCAACAGCATATAACTGTCCATCAACATCTATGATTGTTTGTATCTTTTTTTGCCAACGATGGTCATTACCCTTTATCTCGTCAACAAAATCGCCCTCATATACCAATTTTTTTATTTCTTTTTCAGATAACTCTTCTCCGTTTTTTAATTTGTTTATAATATCATTCATTATTCTATCTCTCCTTATCCTATTTTGATAAATACTCCGTTTTTCTTACTGTCTGCCGATGAACTTTTGAGATACATTATCTCATCTATGGGTACTCCACCTTCTTCACCATATATGTCATCTGGGTAGATAACAGCTACTTCTGTATCGCAAGGAAATGTATTTAAAATATCAACCATTTCTTTAACCGTCATTTTTACCCCTCATTCTGCAATAACTGTTTCTATCTCTATATTATCTTTGTCATTACTTTTTCTTAATAGGGACGTGTTATATTCTTTGACTGCTTCAATGTAGCGAGCCAGCATTGCTTTTGCTCCTTCTGCATTACTGTACTCACAAGGTACAATATTGTCATCATATTCTTCCTCACAACCTCTTACATATATAATATCTGGTATTAGTTCTGGTCTACATAGACTTTTAACCTCAATCCCATTAGACGCACAAAATTTAAAATTCTCTCGTTTAATCTCGTTTCCCTGCTCCAACACTTGCATTAACAATACATTTTCGACTCTCCAAAATTTAATTTTTAACATTTTTACATCTCCCCCTTACTTCTCAACCTTTTCAATTCTTTTTTACCTTCTACCGACAAGTCGTTTTCGTCTTTAATATTATTAAGACACGATATTACTCTGTCATTCATCATAACTTGAAAATTTTCGTTCTTCGGTAATAGGCACTCTGTTTCTCCTTTATGGAATACGCATTTTTTGCAGTTACAAATCATTTTAATTCCCCTTTCCGTATTCTTTTATAACTATATTAAGTTGTCGTCCTAACCACTTTAATCCGTTTGTAGTTAACCAATAATAAGTATGGTTGTCACACTTCTGTACATTTATAATATCTTTCGGCAATCTGTTCAAAAGATTGTTACCGATTTTGATGTCACAATAATAATTGCGGTATGGCTTGTAAAAGGCTTTTCCGTGACGGTGATAAGGTCTTTTATAGTTAAGTCCTATCATATGCTTGCATATATCTATCACTTTATTCAATTCTTTGGAAGTAAAATCCGTTTCAATCCCCATATCTAAGCCCATATTACATAAATACTCATTATAGTCATTATCACGTTTTTTTACCCAATTCCACGGGTGAGAACAACCTAACATTCCATCTTGATGTTCTACTCCATATTTTCCTTCTGCTTCCGGACAAACATCTTCCGGAGCTGATAATGGACAATAATCGCATCTCATTTTCTATTCCTCCGTCATTTCAAATTGGACGGTTTTACCGTCTGCATTAATCGTTATTTGCATTACTGTTCCTCCGTTTCTTTTTCTTGAAATTCCTTTAATCTGTCCTCTAAATATTCAATCTCATCTTTCCAATGCTCATTAATATTTGTAATTAAAAAAAAACAATCTTCTGTTCTGAATATCCTTTTATTGTTACACCACCGTTGCAAATGTCGTATTTGTTTCGGTGCATTGCCCTTATCATAAATCATCACATACGGGTCTACACCTATATCACGCAGTGCGTATATTCTAAATAAATCTTCTTCAAATGTGGTATTGAAATTAGTCAAAACATATGCTTTTAATTTTCGAATAGGTAAATCCAACTCGCCTGCTACCTCTTTGAATTTTGACAATAAATCATCTTTTGGGTTGTCCCACGCAAAATGTATACAGTCTATTTTCATACGTTTTATTAATTCAATATTTTTTGAATTAACAAGACGTATATCAAATCCCTGTGTTACATCTATCTTAGCTTTACAGTCAACCAATTGTTGTAATAAATCCATATGTTCTTTACAGGCTAATAAATTTGGGTCTAACAGTTTTATGACTTTTTGACCGTTCCAAAAACAATCAAGATTTGCAACTTTGTGGCTACATAATCCCTCTTTTTTACCAACTATACAAAAATCACAATTCCGAGGACAACCACGAGTTAAAAACCCATATGCTTCGTTATATTCGGGATATATACTGTAATCGGGGTATATGTTCTCTATTTCCGCCGGCAATTTATTATGTAAATCATACCCTGTGCCACCTTTGATTATTTCATCAGCATTTATGCAATATTCAAAATCCGGTGTAAATGTAAAAATCTTTGACATATAAACACTATCATAATGCTCAAACAGATTAACCCATTCCACTGTATCACCACATTGTTTATGGTATGCCGATATTTTCATCAGTAGCAAATTAGGAAAATTATGACCGTCTACGTCAATCAATCCAATTTTCATTGTACCTCCTCAATACTTACAATCAATTTCCAACTTGCTCGCCATTGCCACTCGAATAATTTTCAGCAATGTTTTATTTGTGTATTTCGGTAGCGACTTTTTGTTGTAGCCGCTACCCTTAAATCCCTTATACTTTTTGCTCATACTCATACAACTTCTCTATTGCCTTTTTCATCGGCTCAAAATTTTTAATTTCTCTGTCTATGGTTTCTTGTGTCACAGGCGAAAACTTTTCCGCATTTAGCGTTATAAATCCGTTTTTATATTTTTTTGTCAACATTTTTATCCTCCCAACAATCGCAAGTTGTATGCCGTGTATCTTCTTTCCATAGCAAAAATGTTTTCGCTGGGCATTTTGCATATACACCGGTTGTATTATCATTTAAAACGGTAAGAAACTTGCATTTATCACAGCTTTTAATCATCTTCTGATATTCCTTAATTTTCGTCAGTTTTAGTTTTATATAGCTTGTTTTCCAACCTTGCACCTTTGTTTGATGTACATATTTACCTTGTGAGTTCCTTATAATATACCCACGTTCCGCAAATTTTGGCATAACTGAGCCGTAGTCATATCCTTTATCCTGTAAAAAATCAACAAGTTTATATTTATTAATTGTCGCAACACCGTTTTCGATTTTACCCCATATTTCATTATTGAAAGTTAATGATTGAGCAAATCTCTCTGCATTATGATATACCCAATTACAAATTGTATTGTAGCAATAATCAATAGTATCATCTTGCGGTACTTCTTCTCTTATATTTCTTTCGGCTAATAATGCCGTTAATAGTAACAGGTAATTTATACTGTCACCTATCTTTTCAGCCCACATTTCTTTCGGTATTACCTTACCTTGCTCATAATCGTCGATTAGGTCGTATACACTGACAGTATGCTTTGACATCATACCGCCCAACGCTTTAACCGCTGTGCATTTCTGCAATTTACCCGCCACTTTGAAATTATGTAATCTATCATCGGTTGCATATTCTTCTGCTTTACTGCAAAGAACGCTTTTACACGTTTCTATGCGGTTATTTATAACTTCTTCAAATCGTTCAGTTCTCATATCGTCACCTCTTATTCGCACGGCTCGTACTTCGCGTGAAACACATCAGGCTTACACGGGTAATATTCCCCTCGTAGTCCTCTGATGATGTAGTCACCTGTGCTTGCTACCATATCGCCCTCTAAGGTTTTTATTATCAGTACTCCGCTTGTAATATCAATATTCTGTGTATTTGCAAATCGTAAAATCTCTGTTAAATTTTCGCCTGTCCATTGTACCGCCTCAATTTCACACGGTTTTGTTCTAAACTTCATTTTTGTTCCTCCATTAATTTTAACGTTCTTTTCAGTTTTTCGTCTGCAATTTTGTTTATTGTGTCATTGTCAATGTTAAATAAATATTGCAACTGTATCATCATTACAATTACGTCCGATAATTCTTCCTCTATGCTGTCTTTAACTTCGTCCATTGTTTTTCTTGCCGGTTGTCCGCTTTGCCTTATTCTCAAATACTTAGTCAACACTTGTGTTAATTCAGCCATTTCTTCAATCGCTACCGGAATTTGTTTAATACCGTAGTGTTCCGCTATGTCTAACCAATCTTGCTTTTTGTGTATCGGCATAACCGCGTTTTCTTCTAAATACTTTAGCGTGCGTAACCAATTTGCAAGTTGCTTGTGTTCTTCTGCACATTCCGAACAATTTTTAGTTGCGACTTCTTCGCAATGTTCTATCGCCTCATCAAGTGTCATTGGTTTTGATTTTATTTCTGTTGTCGAACGCATATTCCACGCTTCTCCAAGTTCATCATCTGACCTGCTTTCATTAATAAAACCTACTGTTGCACCGCAATTTTGACACTCAATTCGAAATCGCATTTCATCATACACGCCGCCGTCAAGAAATGCTACTTCTGCGCTCCCACAGAATGGACACGGCTTTAATTCATTCCACATTTTCTATTCCTCCAATTCGTCTATCTTCTCAAATATGTAATCTACCGCAGACTTCAAATCATTACCGACACTTTGAATGTTCTGCGGTGTCAGTTGTGAACCGACAAGCATTGTGTAACAAGTCTTTTCACTTGGTAATGCGATATTCACCGCTAAGCTACTTATCAATGCGACAATGAGTATTTTAAACCGCTTACTAAAGTATCGTCGTTCCTCTTCTTCGTTAAGATATTCATAAAGACTAACAACTACAACAAATCCCGCTACAAGCATAACTATAAACAATGCAGTTTTGAAATTGTCGCATAAATTAATTAAATAAATCAAACTCGGTCTAATTATCGGTGTATTCATCACTCATTCGCTCCTTCAAATATTGGTTTATACTTTTCGTCTATCGGTGTGTTGTACAATCCGCACGCCTCGTATTTGCCATACCAATTTGTGCTTGCCTCTCTTGTTATACCGTATCCTCGGCACTTGCAATGATGTTTTCCGTCAACTGCTATTGTTATGAAGTTACAGCAATTACGGCATAAAACTCCTTCCATTTCGCCATATTCTCGATACATAGCACCGATTTTAATTCTCTTTTTCTTCGCCATTTTCTTCCTCCTCAAAATCACTAACCACTTTTATAATTCTTATAACCACTTTCATAATAGTTTCATTTTCTATGTAATTACTACTATATTCAGTATGCAGTTCCGCATTTTTTCTACCTGTTTCATAACAGTGAACCATAAAGTTCATGTTCAAGAACGAACTTTTTTCCGGAAGTTCATCAAACATTTTTAATCTGAATTCTGTCTGCTTGAGCGTTATATCTTGAACTGCCTCCTCCGCACATTTTGAATTGCGAATTGAAGCAATACAGAGGTCTATAAAATTTAATTTATCAAACGCTAAATTTTCTGTTTTTGCTTCACCTAAATATTCTTTGAATATCTTGCGAATAATATCATCGAAATCATACGGCAAACGCGTATTCATTTCTATTTCCACGTCCATTGGTAATTTAATAGTCATTGTCTTATTCCTCCATATCAATCCACGTTATCCCCACTGCATAAGCCGCCCAAATGTCACTTTTAAAGCCGTAAAACCAGTCAGGATTTTTCTTTGTTCCCTTGCCGTTCTTTAAATCGTGTTTTGCAAATCTGTCTATCAAAGCCCTGCGAATAGTTGCGTCGTTGGCTTTCATACTGTGACAGATATTCATTTTTTCGTCTTTGCGTGTTATGTATTGAACGTCCTTTTGTAATTGCTTTGATTTTTCTGTAAATCTGCCAATCCACACGCACGTTTCAAACACTTCGCGTCCAACCGGCATACCGTAACACGCCACCATTTCGATAACAACAACGTCTACTTGATATACTCTTATCAGACGTTCAAAACTGTCTAACAACTCATCATTATCGGTCTTTCCAAAATCTTGCGGTTTCATTGTTTCTCCGTCAACAATGCACCAACCGCTTTGCATATTGCCGGGGTCTATAGAAAATACAATCATTACGTTTTCTCCCTCATTATTTTTTCAAGTTCGTCATAATCAAGGTTACTATCGTCGTACACCGAAGTATTTGCTCCTGTACGTTGCTTTTCTTCGTCAAGAGCAGTTACAACCCATTTATTTATCGCTCCGTAGTCGGACGCATATTCCTTGTCTTTTGATTTTTTATAATTGTTCAAGATTTCGATAATACGTTTTGTATCAGATACACCGTGCTTTTCAATCAGCGCTTTATGTTCCTTTTCCGTCAGCGTTACGCGTTCAGCGTATTTGATTTTTTGGCATAAGGGGGGTACGGGGGATACTGTCTTAATCTTGTCTTTATCTTCCTCTTTATCTTTATTATGTTCCCCACATTGCTCCGCTATTGCTCCTCGTATTGCTCCGCTATTACTCCCCACATTACTACCTTTATTGATGAAATTATGTAGGGTGGTTAGATTTATTTGATATGTACCTGCTTGTCCTTTTTTACCGTTTTTGTAATCTATCAATCCGTATTGGATTAATACATTTCTTGCATTGAAAAGGCTTTTTTCTGAAATATCTATCTTACCCGTTATGCGTGAATTGGGTATCGTAATTTTATCTTCCCATTTAGTAGCGTTTGCAAAGTCCAAAAGACAAAAAAACAAGTCCGCCGCCGAATGTGGAATTACATTAAACCTACGCCAATTCCAAAACGCATTAAGTATTTCAATATATGTCATACTGTATGCTCCTTTTCAAATTAATTAAAACGGCAAATCTTCTTCATCACCGATTGTTGCAAAATCCTCACCGTATTGACTGTTTAAATCATCTAAACCGCTATCAGACAAATCAGTATTTCCACCTGTACTGTTTTCAGATTTTGAACCGGTAAAGTACGCCTCGTCTACAATAACTTCTGTCGCATACTGCTTTTTACCGTCATTACCGTCCCAACTTCTTGTTTGAATGCTTCCGACTATGGCAATCATACTGCCCTTTTGGAAATATCGTGCGATAAATTCGCCTGTCTTACGCCACGCAATACAGTTAATAAAATCAGCCTGTTGTCCGCCGTCTTTTACAAATCTTCGATTTACCGCAATAGTAAATCTTGCGACTGAAAGATTGTTCGGTGTTTGTCTTATTTCAACGTCTTTTGTAAGACGTCCCATTAATATAACTTTATTCAACTCTTCCTTCCCCCTTAAATGCTCTCTTTAAAATCTCCTTTATATCTTTTCTTATGAGTTTTAATAATTTAATGTTAAATCTTCCAATGACAATCGAATGTGCTACACGATTATTTTCTTCGCGTTGGTGCATTGAAATCAATGCACCGTCACATTCGGTTTCAATTACTTCGTTCGTGTATGTATCTTCTACTCTTATTTTTACCATTGCGTTTCCTCCTATAAATAACTTTTTCCGAATACCTCTCGGAATTGTTCCTCTGTCCAATTATTCTCTTTCATAGCTTTTTCTTGACCGTATCGGTGCAAATAATCAGCTATATCGCTGTTTCTGTGTGCGCTATATTCACCGTTACGGTGACATCGTTCACCACATAGATAAACTACTAACCCATACCGTTCAGAGTGTTTTCGGTTACTTCCTCCGAATATATGGTGACGTTCTAATCTGTCACCGTTTCCGTTTCTTCCGCATATAAAACACTTTTTCATTTCCAACCGTCCTTTAATGCTTGTAATTCTTTCGGCGTTAATGTTTCAATATCAAGTGCTTTGCAGTCCTGTACGATATTATCAATTAACATTGACATTTGGTTTGTATTGTACGACGATGAGCCGTAGTATAGAATGACATTTGTGCAACCGTCAATTTTGCTTTTAAACGTTTCCGTTTGCCAACCTATACCGTTATGTTTCCAACCCTCGCATACCTTGTTTACGGCTTTTGTAGGCACGCACACCGTTTCACTGTTGCCACCTATTTCTTTAATTGCCTGTCTGTATATTTCTGTTTTACTGACATTCAGCTTTTCTGAAAGCTTGTCTATCAGCACCCAACAATAGGCATTTGCATCAAGAGACCGCTGTTTTTTGTGTTGTTTTACTTCGACTGCATACGTCTTGTTGTCGTCTAATGATGATATTAAGGACGATAGCCACGCTACCGCCTTAATACCGTCTTTTTTTTGAAATATCTGCTTATTCATCGGCATTACCGTCATAATCTTTAATCATTTGTACTGCGTTATGTGCGTACTTGTCAAATTCAGCGATAGTGACTTCGTCAACATCTTTGCCTAAACCTGCTTTCAGAAGTTCTCTCACTTCACTTTCGGTTTTACCGGACTTGTTCATAAACTGTTTTACAAGATTGCTCAATCTACTCTTTACAACACCGTTAGCTGTGTCGGTCAGACGATTTATGAACAAAACATATTTATCTTGCTGTAATGCTGACAACTCTTTTGCACCGAACTCATTCAACAAAATGTTGAGTGAAGTGTCTTTGTTTTCTTTTGGGAAAACGGTCAAAATGCTCTGTATTTTCTGAATTTGCTTTTCATTAATTTGTCCACCCTGTTGTTTAGGTTGTTCTTGTGACGGCTGCGGTTGGTTCTGCTGATTTATAAGTGCGTTTGCCAATTCGTCTGCACTGCACATACTTCCGTCAATACCCACACCCAAATTTGCCAATGCTCTGCCCCAAGCTGAGGTTTCACAATTTTCTATGTAGCTTGTCTTATTTATAAAACTGCCATTCGCATCCTCGTATGCGTGTCCTGTCGCAACAATTACACCGTCGGGGTTTATTATTTTCGCAACCATAACAACCCTTTTATCCGTCAATTCCACTATCTCACTTGTAAGGCTGTATTGAGGGAAGTTCTCTCTAAACGCCTTTATTCTGTCGTTTACAAGAACATATTCTTTGCCTTTTATGTTCATCGTCGGTAAATCTTGTTTCATTGTTTTTCTCCTTATTTTATACTCATATTATTTTTCTCTATCAACTCCACGTGTGGAATATCAAAACCGCCTTGCAACATTTCTTTGATAACTGTTTTGTTCGGCTCAGGTCGCTTGAATGTCAGTAAGTCACTGTTACTCTTCATTGCATAGTCGATAAATTCATCATCGACTTCTACTGCCGTTGATTTTCTGTAATTTACCGCCACTTTTGAAGTAGCGAATTTATTGCCTTGCAATGCTCGGCTTACATAGCCTTTTAATTGTTCAGCTTTGTTTTCCAACGACTTACGGCGTTCCGCAAGTGCTTTTTCTTCTTCTCTTATAGCTTTGCTCTCGGCTACAAGATTTTTATACCATAACGCTGTATTTTCGATTTTTTCTTCCTTTTGTATTTGCAGTTCTTCAAATGCCTCGTAATCCTTTATCTCGCCGGTTTCTTCGTCTATCAAAGAAAACATAGCATTATCAATTTCGTATATGTTCATCTATCTACCTCTCCTGTCCTCGCAAATTCCTCTATACAGTTTTCGCAGACAACTATATCTGCGATTTCGTAGTATTTGTCGCCTACAAATATGGGCTCATTGCACTCGTCACAAGTACAGGCAACTACTTCTTCGCCACAACTGTCCTCGCCGTAGTTGCCTGTTATCTCTTTATCAATATCAATATGTCCGAACATTTGACATTTTCCTTTCTATGTGTTAAAATACAAACACAGATAATTAAATCTGTATTTAAGTTTTGACCGTTTACGAGTGCCAGCTCTAACGGTCTTTTTCTTTTGCAACAATATTGATATACGGCTCACCATTATTCCACGAATGGCGTATTTCAAAATCAGCACTGCCATTAATCAATATTTTAGTTCTGTCGGGAAATGCATTTAATATTGAAACAAGCTCGTCATTTCTGTAACTCTCTACTTCGTTATTCATTCTCTTTCACCTCCAACTTCTTCTTGATGTCTTTCAACATCTTTAATTGTAATCTGTATTTCTTATCGACTGTTTTGTCAGTCGGAATACACAACGACATAATTTCTTTAAACGGCTTACCCTCATACACGCTTATACATATTACCGGTGCAAACTTATTGTCACCTACCATTGTGTATATCACGACAGGTGCGTCGTCACGTTTTGCCGCCAGCAAATTAATCTGCACACATAAATTATGTAGCATGCTTATCTGACCTGTTGTCATTTGTTATCCTCCTATATTCATCATCACGATTATTTCAAACGCTATCAGCAACATTGAAAACATTGTTACCGCAATGATATATTCTGCATTTTTCATTTGCCATTCACCAACGCAATCACTTGGTCTATCTGTCTGTTGGTCTTTTCGTCAAACTTATGACTGCGTGTTTGTGGTTGTTCCTCTGCAGCATATATACCGCCTTTCATATCAGCCATTGCTTTACCGGTATCAACCCACGCTTTACGACCTTTCTCATTTAGACTGTTCCATATCCTCATTATCAAATTCATTTCTTATCATCCTCTCTCATTAACTTCCAACCACCGAATAGTCCGATACCGAAACTGAACAAAGCTACACCTATAATGTACATATGTTTTACCTCTCTTTCACTGCCAATATTTATGACATTTCTCTTGCCAGCTTGGCGACAGAGATATATCCTTTATTAAAGCCAAATAGCTCTAATACTGTTTTTCTATTCAATCCGCAGAACGTCGCGACGTTTTTGACGTTCAGCATTTCTTTATTAGGATAAACCTCTTTAATTCTTTCAAGATTATCTCTGTATGACGGTTTTTCAAGTGCCATTGTTTTTCACCTCCGCTCCCGCAAGAAACTCTTTACCAACATTACAATCGACACTGGAAACGCTATAGCAGCGAGAGTGCCGCAAGCAATCGCTATCATTACTATCATTTTTTCTACCTCCTATTTCCATTCTGCTCTTGTTAATCTTTTATGGCTGTGCTATAATCATCTTATGCTACAATCATCTTAAAGGAGTGAATTTATCATGAAATTAAACCTTCGCACTAAAGATAAAATACTCAATACTTTACTTGTAATCGCCGAAGAAACCAATACCACCGAAATCAAAAATTTCAGCAAGTATGTCAACAGATTTGATTACATTTCAAAAGCTGACCTGTACCGCTATTTGAAATTACTTGAATATGAACATATTATTGACTTAGACTATTACGATGAAGAAATATCAAGCATCCTGCTGATGCCGTCAGCATATATATATTTCTCCGAAAAAAGACAGTCTAATGTATTTACATATGTTAATATTGTATTGAGTGCCATAGCTGCTGTTGCCGCTGTAATGGCTCTGCTACATTAAATTTCTTATTATCAATAATGTTACAATACAAATTTCCTCTAAAACTATAATAATTCTAAGTGTATTCAATGTAATTCTCCTTATATTATTCTGATTACTATATCAATAATCGCCGCGACCAATGTAATACTTGTAAGTAAGAATATTATCTTGTCTGCGTATTCGTAATGCCCCACTGCTTTTTACCTCCTTATTTAGTTTTTACTTTCTGTTCTTGTTTTGCTATCCACATTGTGCTATAATTTTCTATATCTGCTTTTACAAGTTTTAAGGAGTGATATTTATGTTAAGCAATCGACAAGTATGTATATTGAAATATCTTTATCCCGATAAAAGAATTAATGAAAATGAGCTATACAAACATTTCAATGTAAACATTGAGGATAAAGTTATTCAAGCCTTGTTAAAAAACAAGTTAATTTTTATTGACTCTTCCCAACTATACCAACCTAAACTCATATATCTTACTGAACAAGGTATAGCTTATATCGAAAATCTTCTTACATCAGAAACTGAAAAGAAATCGCACAATATTCACGAATGGATAAACACTATAATCTCTGGATTAGCATTAATTACAGCTATTATTGCTTTAATCGTATCAATAATGAAATGATAGCTATTATCAAAGCCACTAATGATGTAATTGTTTGTATCCATAAAAAACGTTTATGTTTTTTACTATCCATATTTTCTACCTCCCTATTTAATTTTTACTTTGCAAAACCAAAGTATCTTGACAAAAAAAATAGGTTCCTATATCACACATTTCTATATCAATCACTCTGCATATTTTTTTGATTTCATCTTGATGAAATTCGCTTTTATTGTTGAGTTTCTTGCTTAAAGTAGATACATTAAGACCTATCTTCTTCGCTAATGCTTCTAAAGTAAAACCTTTTTCTTTAATTCTACCTAAAAGCTTACTGTAATTATACACCTTAACACCTCCTTACTTTGTGTTTGCAAAGTTATTATAGCACTTTGTTTTTGCAAAGTCAATAGGTTTTGCAAAGTTTTTTTATTTTTTTCAAAAAAAACATTGCGTTTTTGCAAAGTTTATTGTATAATACTTGTAAGAGAGGTGAAATGAAATGAAATCTACATTTGCTGAACGTTTAAAAGAGGCTTTAAAATATAATGGTATGAGTGCCGCCGAACTATGCAGGCTTACGGACACTCCCGAAAGTGTAATGAGCCAATATAAGTCGGGTAAATATGTAGCAAAGCAGAAACGATTAGATGCTTATGCAAATATTCTAAACGTTTCTATACCTTGGCTAATGGGGGAAGATGTTCCTATGAAAGATGTTTCGCCATTACCAGAAGGAGCAATCCCTTATAATCCTATAATGCACAGAATACCTATCTTAGGAGATATTGCGGCAGGTCTGCCGATATTCTCAGAAGAGAATATCGAAGGATACACTTATACGGAATTAAATCACGGCGGTAAATATTTCGCATTAAAGGTAAAAGGCGATAGTATGACTGCCGCAAATATTCCTGATGGAAGTCTTGTAACTGTTCGCGTACAACCAACTGTCGAGAACGGTGAGATTGCCGCTGTTCGTGTTAATCACGACACTTTTACAGTAAAGCGTTTTAAGCAAGAAAAAAATATTGTAATGCTTATGCCACAATCCTACAATCCTGAACATCAAACACAAATTTACGACTTAAAGCAAGATAGTATTGAAATAGTAGGAAAAGTTGTTGAATGTAAAGTCGGATTTTAATTATAATATTTCTATTGCTACGATTGTTATACAAGGAGAATAAAAATGGATTTTGTAATAATTTTATTAACTTTCGGTTTGGATATTATACTTCCTATATTGGGTATTGTCGGATATTTCGCTCCTGCATATTGGTTATTAAATATATCATTCCTTTTTATTATAGGAAGTACATTTTTTAAACACCTAAGCCTATTTACTATTATCATACACATAATATCTTGTATAATCGGTATTGTAATAGCTGTTATATTTAAACTTCCGATTTTCAATACAATTAAACTTATATTATGTTTTGAATGGCTTTTGTTGAATGTTATTTGTGACATAATGATTCTCTTGAATAAATAGTCGCACATATACAGGGGGAAAATTATATGAAAAAGATAAAGATTATCTATATAGCGATATTATATGTAATTCTTATTGTTATTCAACTTTGCTTTTTTACACCATACACAAGAATTAAAACATATGTATCGGCTCAAAACGTACCGCATTCTGTTGTTCTTGAACACAGTTGGACTGGCATTGACAAAATTAAAAACTATGAACATCATAAAGAAGGTCTTGATAAAATATCGTTTGAAATAGAGCAAATCAATGTTACACTTGCTATAATACAATTTTTGCTGACTACATCAGTTCCAATTTGTCTATTGATTATGCTAAAACGTCAATCTACAAAAAATACTGAATATAACAATGAGAATAACGCAACATCAAACACTGTTAATTCAAACGATGATGAATATGTAACATTTCATATATTGTCGCTCAGCAAAGGTTATATACAAGACGTTATAAAAGTAACTCCCGAAAATAGAGAGCTATTAAATAAAGAATTAGATAAAAAAACTAATGGTATTTATTGCTATGAATTATCAGAAAATGACACTCCGCGCTATGAATTTATAACAAAAGAATTATTCGATATAATGTTATCGTCATTTCAAGAAAACCAAAAACAATTACTTTTCAATCACACCTGCTCTCACTGCGGCAAAACATTTAAAGTAAAATATAATATGCCAAAAGGTCAAACAACAATACCGAATTTATCTGTTATTTGCCCTAAATGTAACTCAAAAGAAGATATTGAATTATAGGAGGAAGTTAAAATGTATGAAGAAGTTAAAGGCGTAAGAATACCTGTATTTGATAATATCAGGTGCATATCAAAAGAAGATTTTGAAAAATTACCTGATAAGCAATTTTATCAAGTGATGTCAGAAGAACCCGACGGCAAATTACTTGTCGGTCATTTTGCACCGAAAAAGAAATAAAAAATTCTCCGACCGCTACCAACAGTCGGAGAATAAGATATAGAGTGTATTGCATATGATACACATATTCGCAAAATTATTGTATCATATACACTCTGTTTTTGCAATACCTAATTTTAAAAGGAGTGTATTAAAATGAAAAAGAGAAAAGACGGAAGATACTTAAAAGTCGTCACAATCAACGGTAAACGGTTGTATTTTTACAGTAGCAAAACTACGGAGCAACAAGCCGAACGTGATATTAATCGTCAAATACTTGCTTACACAAAACAAGAAGAAAGAGGCAAACTGTTTAGTGAAGTTGCAGAAGAATGGGAAGAAGAACATTTTCCTAAGATAGAGTATAATACCGCAAAAAGATATAAAATTTTACTTAGTCACGCAATAGAAGAATTTGATGATAGATATATCAAAGAAATACAGCCTATCGATATTGAGCAATATTTAGACTATTATGTAACAAGAGATTACGCAACAAAAACCATAAAAGACCAATTATCCATAGTCCGATTAGTTTTTAAATACGCCTATATAAAAGGCTATGTTGAAAATGACCCTACAAGATATATTAGTCCTCCAAAAGGCAAGTCAGCTATCAAACGACAACCTCTTACAGAAGAAGAAACCGAAGCAGTGAAAAATAGTCTAAATTGTTCTTTTGGTTTGTTCCCATATTTTTTGTTATACACCGGATTAAGAAAGGGCGAAGCTCTTGCTTTACAGTTTAAAGATATTGATTTCGATAATAAAGAAATTAATGTTTATAAATCTGTATATCATAAAAGCAACGTCCCTCATATTAAAGGTACTAAAACAGAAAACGGCACTCGCAAAGTGGTTTTGCTTGATGTATTAGCAGATAAACTCCCTAAAGGAAAAGATGAAGATTTTATATTTTCGATTGACGGTACAAAGCCACTCGGTTATTCAGCTTTTCAACGTCGTTGGGATAAGTATAAAAAAGAAACAGGACTTGATATAACAGCTCATCAGTTGCGTCATACTTACGCAACAATACTTTTTGAAGCAGGGATAGACGTAAAAGATGCTCAACATTTATTAGGGCATAGCGACATTTCGGTTACAAGAAATATTTATACACATATTCGTACAAATCACTTTAAAGAAACCGTAGAAAAATTAAATACATTTATGAATTAGTCAAGCATTAGTCAGATATGTTTAGAAACCGCATATTCATTAAATATTTAAGGGGTTCGAATCCCTCCGGGCGTACCATAAGTTACAATATCCGAACCTCGGTTCGGATATTTTTTTGTTTTTCTATAAAAAACAATATTTTTTGCAAAAAAGTATTGACAAAACAATTTTAATGTGCTATCATATTATTTGTCGTCAGACATTAAAACCAAATATGCGTGATTAGCTCAGTTGGTAGAGCACCTGACTCTTAATCAGGGTGTCCAGGGTTCGAACCCCTGATCGCGTACCACAAGTTGTAATATCCGAACTTTTGTTCGGATATTTTTTTGTACAAAAACAAAATATAGCCTCTTAGAACTATATTTATGCAGAACTATATTGAGTTCATTAAACGAGATTTTAATACAATG